GTTGGTGGAAAGGTTTCTTCAAGCTTGGCAAGCATAGCATTAGCTGTCATGCCACGTATATCGAGAAGATTTAGATCAGGCATATTGTGGGAGGTTTACATTGCTGTGCTCAAAGAAAGCAGGCATACGTGCAGATTTAGTTGCAGACAATTCAGGAGCTTTTCCTTCATACATCAACCTATCGCTGCTATCTAGCCAAAATTTTTTGTCCAAATATCTGTCCTGAGTATTTACACCTAGTGGTTGCATTACCCAGTTAATAGTTGCTTTCCTTAGTTTATCCAACGACGGTGAGATCTCAAGCCCCAATTCTTTGCATACCAAAGAGTTCGTCGCCACGTGGATCTGTTCGTCCCGACTGATGTCGGCACTGACTGTACGCATTCCAGCGTCACCGTTAAAGCGGAAGAATGGTAGAAGAACGAAGAAAATTGCACGTTCGGCAACCATCGCTTTGGTAATAGTGTGATCAGGATGCGAAATCCACGCCTTTTGTAACGCCAACGCTTCTTTTTCAGCTTGTTCGTCCACTCCGTAAGCATTGGCAATGTAACCCAAAGCGACATCATGGTTCTCTTCGTCTGTGACGTTTGATTTAAGTAGATCCCGCGCTGTAAGTGGAACATTCTTTTCAAGCGCATCACTGATAAAATCTCCCACAGGTAGTTCCATATGTCTCAAGGCAAGTGCGCGGTAGATTGCCTCCTCCGCGCCCTCTTTGCATGTACCAGCAGTTGTCTGTACTGGTGTCCATTTTCTTTTTCGAGCAAGTAGTTTTTGATAAGGGTTCATTCTGCACAATCACATTGAGGTTCAGGGGTGTCCTCAAGTAGGCTGTTCAGATAGTCATCTACTTCACTCTCTTCGAGAGCAGCGTACGCATTCGACTTATCTTGAACATCGCCCATAACTTGAAGCGAATAATAAAGTGAAGTCTGGGGCGATTCAAGCCACTCTTCAATAAACTTTTCATCATAGCTGACTACATCAGACCACGAATTGAAGGAGTATCCATGAAGAAGTCCAGTTCTATTAAGTAGAGTCATGATGCCATCAGCAACACGTTTGTAAGCTTCCCAGCCTACTTTACTGGCGATCTCTACATCACCATAGTTGTATGTTTGTACTCCGAAAGTACCGCTGTCACGATCGACTGTCTGCGAGATAGGTGGAGCGATTTCTGGTGTGCAAGTATAACCATCCAGATCTGTGCTTCGATAACTGCAGGAGGCAGTGGGCGCAATAGCAAAGGCTCGAACCATTTTATGGTAGCGAGCAATACCGGCTGCTTGCTCAATGCCAGAATTAATTTGGGTGACAAGTTCATAGGCTGCAGACCGTACTGATTCTCCACTGTTGAATTGCTCCAATGCTCGACCAAATTGATCATACGTTACTCCGTAGCGTCTGAGGAGGTTTGCAAGACCAAGCATTCCGAGTCCCACCTGTCGATCAGTTTCAGACGGGAGGTATTCTCCAGAATCTCCGACACCTGTTCGACTATGAAGCTCGCACAACTCGGACATACCTTGAGTAAATGCTTGTGGGATGTTGTCGAACTCACAGGCTCCAAGATTGACATGCTGTAGGAGGCATGTTCCTCGTGAGGGCAGATATACCTCGAGACAGACGTTACCTCTAATGCGTTTTCCTTCATTGTCATACTTTACTTTGTTGAGCCAGATGTCACCAGATTTGATTCCGTAAAGGAGTTGCTCTTTGAAGTCACAGGACGCCCACCATTCGGGTGTGATGTTGACGCATCGTTTGACCCACGGTAGTTCATTCCTAGGAGTACGAATAAAATTGAGACAGTCAGGATGGTTGAGATCGAGATGGCAAACCACTGCACCATTTTTATAGACACCACCTCTACGAAGGATTTCATTTAAAGTACTGTAGATTTTAGCAAAACTAACTGGACCACTAGCAGTAACGCCGGAAGGTCTCTCATGTCCCTGAGGGTCAAGTTTAGACAGGTGTACGGCACAGCCAGCGCCATAACGTAAAGCGTGACTCACGAAACGCCAGGATGCTTCAATACCATTAGGTCCTTCCATCTCATTTTCAACTACAAATACAGTGCAGCTAACTGGAAGGCGTGAGGTTGGGTCGTCAATCCAAGATTGAACACGACCAGTGCGAGAAATAAGATTGGACATTTTAGATAAGGTCGCCAAGGTGTGGTGGTTTATAGTTTGGTCCTTTTAGTACTTTACCGTCAGCACGTAGGACTGGTTGCCCATTTTCGTCAAGTTTGGACATGTTGGATTTATGAACTCGATCTAACGCTTCATCAAGGTTCCAACCTTCATTAGCTGCAAACTGATAGCATACATAAACAAGATCAGCTAGTTCTTTAAGAACGTGGTCACGTGGTTCATGGTGATAAGCTTCATGAAATTCAGACCACTCTTCATCGATCAAAGATTTCTGTTTCTTCCGGTGTGCCCTCCCATTCGGGATGCTGAATGCTGATCTGAACTCTAGTGCTTGTTGAAGTAAGGTGGGATAGTTCATTTTCAAGGTAGTGGATTGCTTTTGTTAAGTCTTGAACCGCACTATCTTTATGACCAGCACGGCAAATGTATTTAATTGCATTACCCAAATGGTAGTTTAGCTGTTGATCCCTTATGAAATCCCAAACTTCGATGGATCCTCTGGTGTAATACGTAGGGGAGTTGGCCAATTTTTAACTAAATTTGATACGTTATTTGAAAGGCAAAAAGTTTGCCGCTGTAATGCAAGAAAGACAGTAATGATGTCTTCCTTTTTTGTTTCAGGATTTTCAAGAGCATCTTTTATTTGACGTATCTTTAAATCCTGTTCAATTGTCAATTCGGTAATCACTGGTGGGGGTCCAAAGGATTGGCCGTTTATCGATGAAGTCATAGTCAGAGCATTGAAGAATCTTTGCAAGTCTTGCGTTTTCAAGCGCGACTTCCTCTGAAAGATCCTTTTCAGCAAACGCTTCAATGACAGTCTTCCAAGAATACCCTTTTTCTTCAAAGAGGGCGATTGCACGCTTAACACCAATACCGGGACAACCGGCGTATCCATCTGTTTGATCTCCTGCTAATGTTTGAACAAGGTGCCAACGATGTCCCTCTGCTTCTTCCACATTCATCATCTCTTTCATGTCAAACAATTTACCAGGAATCTGGCGCATGTCTTTATCAGGAGAACAAAGAATGTTATCAGGGTTAGCGGTGGCATAAATACCCAAGGCATCATCAGCCTCAAGTGTAGGCATCACAATAACCTCAT